TGGGGTCGTTTGGCGAATCTACTCCAGCTGGAGTGACAGGGACTGGCGACAGCAGCTGCGACACGCCACCCAGCGCCAGGCTGGCGCCAACACCGATCAGGGATGAGTAAGCCCAGGCTCCCAGCCACGGCTGGCCAATGATCAGGGCACCAGCGATCAGGGCCACGCCTGCAATGATCCGCCCCACTGTGCCAGCACCAGCGATAACCGGGACGATCTTGATCGTCTCCTGTCCGACCGGCTGGTGGATCTCATTCAGGTCAACGTCAGAGCCATCCAGGCTGACCCGGTAATGCTGATCGAGCATGTGCGCCTCGACATGCGGGAAATTGGCCAGCAGAAAGCGCACAGCCTCGGCCACGTTGGCAATCTCAGCACGGAACACCCGTCGCTTGAGGAACTTGGCCAACTTGCCGTAGACCCGGATCTCACGCATCAGCCCTGTTTGCCCATGCATCCAGTCTGCCGACCCAGCCCGTGGCCTTCATGTAGAAACCGCCGTAAAGGTCTCTAGAACTGAGCCTGTTGGGGCCCACGTGATGCAGCAGCATCTGATCGCCGAGGTACACCCCAATGTGGTTCAGACCTGTCCCTGAGAGTGACATGAACACCGCATCGCCGGCCTGGATGTCCCCCTCCTCAACCCGCTTAAAGCCAGCCTCAGCCCAGTGCCGCTTGAACAGCGGATCCGCCTCAAACTCGGCATAGGTGGTGGGGCGTTCCCAGTCGGGCAGCACAATGCCCTGCTCGGCGTAGAAATCCCTCGCCAGGGTCCAGCAGTCCTGCACACCCCAGACCCATTCCCGGCCGATCAGTGGAGCCTTGAAGCCGGTGGGGGTGCACTCGCCCCATCCACCGGTCTTTGGGTTACAGATGAACCACGGCAGCCCTGATCGCTCGCAGGCCACCAGATCGGCCTGGCTCGGGATCGGTGGCGTCACTGGGTGGCTGTGAACCACCGCTGTCACCTCACCAGCATCTTCCGCCCTGGCGTAATCGTCAGGGTCGAGGGTGAAGAAGCTCCCCGGCTCAGGACTGAGGTTTCGGCAGGGCCAGAAGCGCTCCCGCCCCTTGACCACCACCACCAGGCCGCAGGCCTCATAGGGGTCAGCCTCCTGGGCGTGGAGGAGCGCAGCGGCGCGGGTGGTGTCGTTCATCAGTAGTAGTTGGAACCGACTCCAGGGAACGAGCCGAATGGCAAGGTGGCGTTGGATCCGAACCTGGCCTTGCAGCTGCTCACCCGCTTGCCGCAGACATCGTTAGCCAGTGTTGTTGAGACATCGTTTTCCGTGAAATAGCTGGTGCCGGTGTAGGAGCACTCAGCTGACCGGTAGGTCCATTGACAGATGTTGCTGATGCACTGCCGCCGGGGTGCCCTGACACCAGCAAGGTCAAACGCTGCCGCCAGCTCAAACTCAACGACATCGCGTGTCTCAGCAGTCTTCCTGTCGATGAAATAAATCTCCCGTGGCCATTCAGCGGTGCTGTCCGGTGTGCCGTAGGGGTTGACCCCACCAGTGAAGTTGGCCGCATCGAGGTAGCGGGCCATGGTGCGGATGCGTGTGACCTTGGCGCCCTCCAGGCCATAGGACAGGGTCAGCAGGATCGCTGTCATGGTCCCCAGGATGTTGGAGACCCTGATCTTGGGCCGTGGCAGCTGCCCGGTGCCTGAATACTCAAACCCCTCGGCTTCGATCGGGTAGGAGGCATAGGTGTTGCCGGCCCACACGATGTTGCCATTGGCCGCCAGCCCATTTACGCCTGCGTGGTAGCGGTAGAGCGTACTGGCCCCATGGATCGAGCTGATCAGTTGCAGCTCAAACAGCTCAATGATCGCGCTGGGCGATGCTGACTGAAGCTCTGAAACAGGGACTGTCATGGCTCAAATACCTGCCTGAACTTAGCTTTGATGTTATTGGTGTTGCAGGTTGGGGAGTCAAAGGACCACACCTCGCAAACGTATTTTCCTGCAATGCCCCGTGGGTTCGTCCAATCAAATGAGGTGGCTCCAGCTGCAGTTTCAAAAAATGTCAAGATTGAGTTGCGCTCAGTATCAGTGCGGTTGTTGAAAAGCACATCCCACTCTTTGGGATCGGTCCTCAAACCAAACCTGACTCTTTGCTCATAGCCATCACCAGCCTGGAACCTCTTGACCTTGGGCTGGCTGCTTTCAGCTATTGGGAAGCTAGGTACGAAAGAAAAGGTTGCCATAGGTCAGCTCGCGAGAAGGCCACCAGGCCGCTTCTGTTTCACCATCTCAGTCTGCACAGCCTGAGCGATTGCTCGCGCCAGCGAAGCGCTCTGGCTTCCATCGCCCTGGACGCTTGTGCCCTTGGCATCAACGCTCACGTTGATCGTGGTGGAGCCACCACCACCACTACCCGCGACCCCAAGCCGCCCATCTGGGCCCCGCCGGAGGGGGATGATCGCCTCAGGACCAGCCTCACCCATCAGGCCGATACCACCCTTGGCAAACGGGAAGATTGTGGGCCGGTCAACGATGCCGCCCATTGCGAACGGCACGATGCCATTGGCAGAGAAGACCTTGCCGTTGGCAGCAGTGGCCGGATTGAACAAGCTGCTGAGTGCCCCAGAAGCCTTGACTGGAGAGAAGAGCCCCTTGAATGCACTGATGGCCTGATCGATCACCAGCACCTTGAGGAGCTGCCTGGCGATGTCCTGCAGCACGGTCGAGGCGATCGTTTTCAAGCTGGCGCCCCAGTTTTCAGTGCCGGTGACGAGAAGGTCAAAGGCCTTGGTCAAGCCAGAGGTGATCTGATCAAAGATGCCGCCATAGCGCTCGGCAAACTCGTTGAGCTTCTGTTGCTTAAGTTCCAGATCGTCCATCAATGGCAGGTTTTGTTTTTGGATATCAAGGCTGTCACGCTGCCTACTGATCACCTTATCTAAGTCTTTAATTTCTTTTGCATATTTGGTTTCTCCCCTGTTCCTGAGATCGTCTCTTGTTGCTTCATTTATCTGAATTGAGGCTTGACTGTCGGTGATTTGCTGCCGTCGTTCTTCCCTTTGGCTTTGGAGCTGATTGCGTTCAAGAGCAAAGGTTGACTGACCAAGCGACTTGGCCAGCCCAATTTGAAGACCATTGACAGTTCTGCCTGCCTGTATCCTTTCAGTATTCAATTGTTTCTTGCTATCCAATTCGGCGCGTTGCTGTGCATATTTTAATTCAACATACTGAAGCTCGGCATTGCGCGCCCTGATTGCCTGTTGATCCTCCAATGTTGATCGCTGCACAGCCAGCAATTTTGCGGTCTCAATGTTGGTTTGCTTAATTCTTGCTTCGGCCATCATTGCTTTACTTTTTTGGTAAAAAGATTTCATTTCAATGTCATCAATTTCTTTTAACCATTCAAGTTTTTTCTTGGCACCTTCTAGATCAGTCATGCCATACGACATCCGCTCTATGTCAATTTGAGAAAACTGAAGCACAGCCTCGCTTTGTTGAGCAATAACCTGTGCCTTGTCTTTCTCGACGGTCAATGCTTTTTCAGCTTGCCTCTTTGCCTCTTCCTGCGCCTGCCTGTTGATCGCATTAACCCGTGTGCGATAATCAGATTCAACTTTCAGAATTGAAAGTGAACGCTCTTGAGTATTCAGCTTGCCATCTGCAAGATCACGCTCAATCTTGTTGTATTCAACAATCTTTTGTGAGTATGCAATCCTAAGCTGATCCGTCCTGGCCAGATCAACATTGGTCTTGTATGTATTCTTGGCTGCTTGTTCTTGTGCCAATGCCAAGGCAAGTTGATCTTTGAGCGCTGGTGAAGTGTCTACCTTTTGTGTTAGGTTCTGAAGTTGACCAGTGCCGGCAGCGCCTTTGCCATACGATCCAGGATCTGGGACAAAATCAGGAAATAGCTCTTTGTAATTGTTTGTGTATTGAGCAAACCAGTTAGTGGAATCAGACTTTCCCTTTGACCCAAAAAGGTAGTCAGGCACATAGCTTCGTGTCAACTGCTCAAGCTTGCCAAGAAGCTTGTCCACAAAGGTAATGTTATTTATGATAAACGTTGTAAAACGCTTGATGCCCTCGGAGCTGCTATTTAAGTTGGCTACTATTTTTGTTGAATAGTCCTGCGAATCAGCTCCTACTTTCTGGAAGAAACCACCATAGGTTTCTGCAGCGGTATCAAGTGCAAGTTTCAGTCTTGCGCCAGCCTTTTCCGGGCTGCTACCAATCAGCTTGGCATTCTCATCGTAGTCCTTGACATTCTTTTCGGTGAATTTTACAAAATCAGCAATTGATACTTGGCCTGACTGAAGATCCTTTGCCAGCTGAGGCAAGCTGCGTCCCGTTGCCTCTGCAAACTTGGCGACAGCTCCAGGCAGTCTTTCACCGATCTGGCCCTGCAGCTCCTCGGCGCTCAGCTTGCCTTTTGACAGCACCTGAACTGTTGCGGTAACAATTGCATCAAGGTCTTCCTGTGACTTACCAAAAGCCACACCAGCTGAAATGACACCGCGATAAACAGACTCTGTCTGCTTCAACGATAGGTTGTTGGCTCTGGCCGCCACAGCCACCTGGGCATACCCAGCAATTGTTTCTTTCAGGCCAACCGCATAGTCACTGCTGATCTTGCGAGCAGTGAACAGTAACTTGTTGTACTCAGCTTGGCCAGCCGAGGCCTGAGCCAAGGTGGTCTTTGCCAGGTTCAGTTGCGCCACATACTCAGCCGCCTGACCTGCCTGTTGCCTGATCTGCCCTACCTGGGCGCCCACAGCACCACCAGCCAATGCTCCACCCGGCCCGCCGACAATCCCCCCCGCAATAGATCCAACGAGGCCCTCAGGGCCACCGAAGATGCCCGAAGCAGCCACAGCACCAGCTGTCTCGCCAAAGCGTTGCAACCTGCCAGGCCCACCACTCTCCAGCTGTCGGTCAACAGCCTGCATCTCCCGCTGGGCCTCCTTGTACTCATCGCTGCCTCGCTTGACCGAATTTGCAAGGCTTTGCCATGCGTTCCGCTGGTTCTGCAGGCTATTAATGCTGCCATCAGATGCCGCAGTGGCTCGGCGGATGTCCACAGCCACCTGGGAGTAGCTGTTGCCCATCATTTCGATCTGGGCGTTGATCCGCCCCATGCCGGTGGCATTGATCGACTGATAGAGCTGGCTCACCTGATAGCCAGGCAGGCTCACCTGGCGGTTAGCAGCCTCGGTGATGGCGCTGGCCCTGGCTGAGAAGCCACCAAAGCCAGAGTTGGTGTTTCGCTGCTGCCAGATCCTTTCATGGACAGCCTGCCTAGCAGCCCGTTGCTCTTCAGCTCTCGCTGCAACTTGAATGGCTTCAGCTTCCGCAAGGAAATCTCGGGCCAGTTCACGCTGAACTGCAGCAATCTCTCTGGCAATCCTTAGATAGTCCTCTCCTTGCCTATTTGTGTTTGCATAGCTTTGCGAAAGTTCAGATAACCTTTGATTTAGGCCTGCTGTTGTGTCAGGCAGTTGCGGCTGAACGCTTTCACGGAAGGGGTCAGGGAATCTGCCATTAAAAGCTTCCGACCCAGCAAGCACTTTTTGCCTGCCAACGCGAGCACCAAGCGTTGCTTCCTTTGCTGTGATATTGGCAAGCAGATCAGTGTATTCCTGGCTTAAAAGGTCAAGCTGCTGCAAGTCCCGTTTGAGTAATGATATTTGTGCGTTTGCCTCTCCACTTTCCCTGGACATTGGGCGACCCTTTCGCTGAGCCTCGCTTGCCCTTGTTGCTGAACTGGCAACTTGATCGTATGCGCTGCTAATTGACGCAATGTCAGTGGCGAGCTGCCTATATGCCTGGCCTCCAATCGTCGCCTGTTCGCGCAATCCCCTTAGCGCTGCAATCTGACCACGAAAGACTTGCTCTGTCTGCCTACCAGCATTGCCAAAATTGAGAATATCTTCCCTTGCCCGGTTGATCGCTTGATCAGTCGGCCCAATCGCCTGCTCCAGGCCCCTGAAGGCCCCCTTGAGCTTGTCGATGTTCTCAAGACCCCTGACGTTGGCAAGGATCGTTACCCGTGCTTCACTCATTTTTGTTCAGGCACTTCAGTGCTGCGGTTTCCATGGCTTGAATGCCTTCAAGCATGGTGCGGGTGTCCTGGATTGAGTATAAGCTGCACAGCCATTGCAGCGCCTCGTACCGCAGGCCGACATAGCCCCCCATCGTGACGTTCCACTGGGTCTGGAGCCGCAAGAACATCATCACGGTCTCCCAGTTCTCCTCCCATACTTCAAAACGATCCGGCACCTTTTCAATGTCGAGGAGGGCCGGATCGATCCCAAAGGCCACTGCATCGTCAGAGCTGTCGTCACGCTCAGCCCCTTGCGTCCA